TCTGCATCCAAAGTCCTAGCAAGAGTGGTTTTACCCACTCCGCTTTGACCACACACAACGATCTTATGACCTTTCTTTTCAGCCATACGCTGTTCTGCTGTAATAATATTCAAAGCCATTATTCTATCTCCTCAAGTTCATAAGTAGTTGATGCCATCTCCACAGTTCTATGTGGCTCTAACTTTGATTTAATAGCTGGTGGAGCATTAGTATACTTACGCTCTTCTATAGTAACACTAACCTTTCCATAATGCCTTGCATCTTCTTGATCCATAGTATCAAGAGCTTGCATAAGACCAACTTGATCCCAAGAAACTTTCTTCTTAACATTAACTTTCATCTGTAAGTGGTTGCTATCAGTATTAATAATAACTGTACCAAAGTTTTTATTTTGTGACGCTAGTTCATTACGAGCTTCGTTGTAATGCTTTGCATCTAATACTTCATTGATTAGAGCTAGTTCTTTCTTAGCTACATCATATTTTTCTTTTAGTTCATTCCTATGTTGAAACAGATTCTTAGTATCCATTTCAAAGTAAGACTGAAACATAGTCTCTCGCTCTTTTGTCATAATTGACCTCCTTTTAGTAAGCTAGAACTTTATATATAGCACTAGTTACAACAAAGTCAATACCTGTTCTATCATTTATTTTTATAAGTTAATAATATATCTATACCATGCACGGCTAACATCATCTTCTTTTTGAGCCTAAACTCAGGTGTCAGCACACCTTTTGCATCTTCTACTATGTGTGATATTGTGCCATCTTCATTTTTTAAATCATATACAAAATCAGCAATGTAATCACATATCTTTATATCATTCATAACAATAGGAAATTTTATTTGTCTATCAAGATTGATAACAATACCAGCTCTTTCCATAGATTTAATCTGACCCCAACGCTCTGCTTCCCACCTAGAATCAAACTTTAATCCCATTGCAACTGTCTTTTTTGCAAAATACTTGTTGGGTTTCCCAATTTTTCTGGTTATAATTCTTTTATTATTGTTAAACATGGGAATATTATAATGGCAGATCCAACAAAATTCAAGTCAATTGGTATAGATACTGATACTTACCATAAATTAAAACGTATTTGTGATGATGAAAGACGCAATATTCGTCAACAAATATCTATCTGGGTGGATAAAGATTACAGTGATAGATATAAAGAAGAAGAAAATGTAACTCGTTTAGGATTAGGTACGCTTAATAATTAAGCGACTTGTTCCTTAACACCTAAATCTTCCATTCTTTTTATCAAACGATTAGCACGATTGGTTACTTGTTTGTGCCATCTCGAATCTTCCATTTGATTTGCACATTCAAGCCAATCTTCATCAGCTATGGCTGCACGAAACTTAACAAATTTGGATAAACGAGGACGACCCATATTGAACATCATATTGCATAAGATTAATTGCACTTCTTCATGTAAATCATCAAAGTTATCAAATAACTTTTTACATTCATTTATTGTTGTTTTTACATCTTTAGCAAAGCATTCATTAACTCGCTCTTCAGATACTGTTGTGCCTACTGGCTTTTCGTATTCTTCATCCCATTCGGTAATAAGATGTCCTATCCCATGCGTACGCAAACCAAGATGATCGAGATACACCTCGTACTTACAACCTTCGTCTTCTTTAAGCTCTTCTCTTAATTGTTCTATGTTCATAGTTATGCGTTCCTGTTACTTGCTATTGCTTGCATTGACGGGCTTAGTCCTAAAGCTAATGCTGTGCTTGGATCAGTAACGTCAATATTACCTATTCCTGTATTGTTTGATGCTGGTTGTACGTTCATTCCCAGTGGGTTAGGGCGAACATTTGTTCGGGTTTGATTAACGCCTCTTTCCACATTTGATCTTAAATTTTGTAATTCTGATGTTAGTCCAGAACTATCAGCAACAGCCGATAATTGTTTTGTACCCTCATTTACAGCTTCTTGCATCAATTGACCAGGTGCTTGTGCGCTGAATTGTGCCATTGCTTCGGTAAACATGCTCAAGAACAATTTAGCTCTACTAGTTTGACTCTGACCAGCCGCAGCTTTTTCGTAACTATTCATAAATCTTCTAGCATAAGGTTTGTTTAAAAGAAATTTACCAACAATACTAAAGTTTAAAAGTTTTCCTATGTTTGAAAACGGTGCAGATGCAATGTTAGCGGCTACAAGATCACCGCCTTGAGCTTGCTTAGATACAACATTTAATGCTCTACCAAATTTTTCTAACATCATTCCGCTTTCTTCTCCAAAGACTGAACGAAATTTACCGTTTGCACCACCTTCGTTAAAACTTTTAGCAAAAGCCTTCATAGATGACCCGTCAATAAAAGCATCGCCACCAAAATCTTTTAAGACGTTATCCATATAAAAGTTTTGTATTTTTGCTAAATCTTCTTGAGCTTTAGCTATAATTTGAGGGTCTTTACCTACAGCTCTGTTAGCTCTATTTTTAAAAAATTGCATAACAGCATCTACAGATTCTGCTTTGGCATTAGGTTTAGCTAATGTTTCAGAAGCCACTAATGGTGTTATAGTCTCATTATTTAATGATTTTATCGCTGAGTTATTTTGAAATTGTGTTACTTCTCTTTGAGCTTTATTTAATGACTCTAAAACGTCTGATAAACTTTTTGGTGCGCCTTCGTCAATTGCTCTTTTAACAGCTTCTGCTGTCATGTTTGAATTAGATGTCATTCTTATTTGTTTTGATAATGCCATGATTTTATCTGTTTGATTACCAAATAAAACTTTAGCGGTAGATCCTAAATCATCTATGGCTTGAGAAAACTTAATGCCAGAAAAAGCTAAATCGTCTGGTAATCCACCAACTGTTTTGCCAGTGGCATTATCCATTGCTTCTCTTAACCAACTATTTGCAAGCCTGCCTCTTAATCTTTCAGCTCGTTTAACTCCTAATAAAGCATCTTGAGACACATCATCAGCAGATCGTTGTGTCATTCCTTTAACTGCATCTAAAGCACTTTTTAAAGGTTTAGCGTTTCCATTTCTAATAAGTTTTTTAGCAAATTCAATGTCAGGAGTTTTACCAGCCATAATTGTTTTGTTTAACGATTTTACATTTATATGATCTGCAAATTGTTCAAATAAATCTGTTCCTTTAGCAAAGAAAGCTCTTGATTCATCTATACTATTTGCTGCATCATCAAGTCTTGTTCTTGCTTGAGGCGTTAAGCCTCTTGTTATTTCATTATTAGAGGCATCAGCTAATTCTTTTTTAAAGTTAGCACTTGTTAATTTAGCGTCTATTAAGGCTTGAGCATCTTTTAATATTTTGCCACCATTTTTTGTTCCAGTAACTCTTGAAGCATCACCTATAGCACTTCTTAAATTGTATAATTGAGAAAAAGTTGTTTTTTCTCCAAGAGTATTAATACTTTCAATTATAGCTTTAGCCACACCAGCTTTTGATGCAGACTTAGATGCTCCAATATTAGCGTCAAATACGGCTGCAGAAGATGTTTTAACTTCTAATTTTTTAGCTAATTGTTTTAAAGTTCCTGTGTTTAAAAAAGCTGCATCACCTATTACATCTTCTAAAACATCATCTACTTTTCCATAAAGATTTGAATTTATAACGTCAAATGACTCAGATGATGCTTTTAATATAGAAAATATTTCATCATTTATTGGAGTGTCTTTTGTTGTTGCTTTACCGAAAGTACCAACAATTCCATCTAATGTTTCTAAAACATCTTTTTGAGCATCTTTAGAAGCTATCTTTAAAAGGGCATTATCTTCTTGAACACCTTTTGATAATATTTGTCCGACTTCTTCTGCGGATGTTTCTCCAGCATCACCAGTTAAATTTCTAAAGTAAGTAATACTTTTTAACATATTATTATAATTGTCTCTTTGTTTCTCAGTAGGACCTATAACTTTTTCAGCAATCTTTTCTTTTCTTGACATGATGCCCGATGCACCCATAGAACCTATGCCTGGTGTTAATCCAGCATCTTCATAACGACCTATGATTTGTTTACCTTGTGCATCCAACAACATTTTATCTGTGCCGTCTGCATTTTTAACAACATTTCCTAATTCATCTAATATTTTTAATGGTTCGCCAGCATCATCGACAACAGGAACTCTTAACTTCATAGACTCGTAAACAGCTTTTGCTTCTTGTGGTGGTAAGTCTTTTAACCCATAAGTCATACCTTTAGCTGTTTTAAACAAAGCACCTGCTACACCAAATGTTAAATCACCAACAAATCCTATAGCCGCTTCTGTACCAATGTCTTTAGCTATCGAAATTGCTGATTGTTTAGATACGCCAGCAAGACCTTCTATGATTTCTTCAACACCTTGACCTGCTCCCGATCCTAAACCAGCACCAATAGCTCCACCTAAAATAGTTCCAAAACCAGGTGCAATAGCAGTACCAGCAGCCGCTCCTTTTATTGCACCAGTAACGCCACCAATAAGTTCTGGAGCTATACTGGCAAGGTCAGCAAAGTCATAACGACTAAATCCTTCTTCATCTATTAATGTGTTTTGAGTTATTTCCTGACCTACTTTTGACGCTCCTTCAGGTGTAAGAGCTAATCTTCCACGATTATCACGCAGGTATTCGCCTTCTTCTATACCAAATTTAGCTAATATTAAGTCTTCTTCTTCGTTATTTTCTGCCATAGACAAGGCAGCTCTTAATGATCCACTGCTTATACCAGTGCCAGTGTCAAACTTAGGAGCTTCTTCTACTGTTTCTTCTGTTCCCGAAGTGTCTGCTTCTACAGTCTTTTGTCTTATTAAACTTTCAATAGCGGCTTGTTCAGCTTCGTTAGGTTGATCGCCTTCTATTTCAACATCAAAAGATTCATTCGGTAATTCAATTGTTATTAAAGCCATAACTGATCCTTATTTTGTCTTCAAGCTATAAATCATTCTTCCGTTTTGACCCATTCTTACATCGAAAGCTCTACCTGTTGTTCCAAATTTATAAACTTCTTTATTATTTTTATTTTCACCTAAAGCATTCATAGCTTTTAAATATTGAGCTTCATTCATATAACTATCTCTGTCTTGGAATGCTGTAAATACATTAGTAATTTGATCTTCGCTTTTTTGAAAAATAGCATCTATCGCTGCTAATTTTTCATTAGCGGCTTGTGGATTTGTTAATACTGCAACTTCACCAAGTAATTTGTTAACCATTTCAACATCTTTATTAGAAATACCATTTCCAGTTTCTTGAGTTAAAAATCTTTTATATTGAACCACTAATTGATCTCTTAATGTTTTTGACAAATCAGATCTTGAAACACCTTTCTTTAATGTAAATCCACCTTTACCATCTGATAAAACTTGATTTTTAAATAAAGTTTCAGGTTTTATGCCAAGGGCAACTCCTACATTCTTAATGCTATCACTAACTATTTCAAATGCAGGAATTGTGCCTGATTCTAATAATTGACTATTTAATTTTCCAATATTAGTTAATGAATTTCTAGCTTGTTTTACATTTCCAAAAGCATTTTTAAATCTACTTATATCTTCTGGAGCATTATTAAAAATAGTTACACTACTTCCTTCACCAGCATCTTTTTTAAAAGATTTGCTGTATGAAAGATTTCCTTGTCCATCAATAGGACTGATTTTTAAAACTTTACCAGTTAATTCATTAGCTTTATTACCAGCTTTAATTTGAGCTGCTCTAAGTTTAATTGTTTCAGTTAATTCTTTTTGTTCCATTTGATTTAAATGGTCTTCTTTCTTTAAGAATCTATTCTCTGCTTTAGTTCTAAATTCTTTGCTTAACGCACTAAGAGCCAGTCGTTTTTCTTTTGCTAACGCTAGTTTAGTTTTTTCATCAGCTTGTGTCTGTTGCAGAGCAAACTTACCAGCAGCCACCTGACCAGCTCTAGCATCGTCTTTAGCTTTCTGAAACGCTGGCATAGCAGCTTCACCAGCTTCACCAACAGATGTAAGTATGTTACTAAGGTTAAATCCTTTACCTGCTTTGTTTTGCATTAAGGACAATCCTAAAGACATAAGTGCCATCTTGTTATCTGGCTCACCTGATACATCTATACCTGTAGCTTTTTGAAACTGAGCTTTGTAATCTTCTATACTTTTTTCACCAGTATCATCTGCTAAATCACCGAACAATTGTTTCTGTTCATCCATAGCTGATGTAAATAATGCTTGTAAGCTATCTTGATTTTGTTGAAATTTACTTTTAGGAGCTTCTGTAGGATCTGTAGCTCCTATTTCATCACCTGTTATTTCCCCAGCAATACCTCGTTCTTCTTCTACTACTTGTTGATCTTCAAGTATCTTAGCTTCTAGCTCTGCTCTTTTATTACCACCAGCTCCTATATCTCCAACTCCTATACCACCAATACCAGCTTTAGGATCACCGCCTTGACCTTTCCCACCCATATTTGATGAACCAACTTCGCCTAACCCTGCAATTCGATTGTTTATATTATCTTCTCTTACAAGATTTTTTTCTAAACTTTGATCTGGTATTAATGATTTTTTTAAATCTTCTGATGACGCACTAGGAATAGCACCAAATCCCATAACATCAATATCATTTAATTTAGTGTTAGGGTCTAAAGATGGCTGTGGTTGTGTAGGCAAAGTAAGTGTTGGAGAACCAAAACCATATATATTGCCAGGAGTTATTGGTATATTTACATTTTGAGGAATAACTTTTTTTTTGTTTATACCAGAATTATCAGCACTAAAATCTCTAAAAAGAATGTCTGCTAAACTACTTAAATTTATATCAGCCATGATTAACCCTTATGAGCTTTTTTGACCGCCACCAAAAGGTGCGATCTGTGACAATGTCGTGTAAGCACCTATACCTTGTAAGAATGGATTAGCAGAAGGTGTTGTTGCTTGTGTAAACGTAGATGGAATACTTGCACTTGGCATTCCTTGTAACAAGTTCTGAC